ATTCACGAGCGCGCACGCGGATCCGCTCAACTGTTCCGTGAAACTCGATAGGACCGTAGACAAACTCTTCTGTCGCCCCTGCTACCTCTGTGGTGTAGGTCTGGTATTCAGTCTGGACGTTGCTCTGCGTGGTCGAACCCGCTGCAACCGCACCCGCCGCATAGATGGGCTCTACTACCCACTCCTCTGCACCAGTGGGAAGCAGAGCCGCCACAGACACGCCAGAAACCCACAACTGCCAGTCAAACGCGCCGTCGCCGCCTTGCTCTTCGCCCTCTGTATAGGTGAAATAGAGCGTCAGCCGGTGCGCGCCGCTAGAGAACGATTCTGTTGGCGCGGCATCCCACGCCCCCGCCGCTGGCAAGGCCGCAGAGGCGCGCAAAGCGACAGGGTTCGCCCATCCGTGAGGGTGAGAGTCGTATACCGCTGAAAGTGGAAGGACCATCGACCTTGCTCCTAAAACGCAAAAAGCGCGCCGTGCCCGATATGGACACAGCGCGCTTTCTACGCCACACAAAGATATTCTATTGGAGAGTCTCTAGCCACGCTGAGATGTTTTTTTGATAGGCTAGAGACTCAATACGGACAGGCATTGTCCCCAATACCGCAAAAGTATTGACCTGTCACGTAGTCCCATTATACCACGCAACCTCATGTACTGTCAAGCAAAATCCAGTCCGAGAACACGCTGGCGTCGCCCTTTGGCTCGATTCTTCGGACGGTTGGGGAAAACCAAGCCAGTGGACGGCCTTGATCGACCAACACCGTGATCGTGACCGCCGCTGCTCCCTGGCATTGGTTGGTTGCATTCCGCATCCGGCTGGCAACAGCTTCCCAAGTCTGAATCTTTACAGGTTTGCTATCCATACAAGGTCTTTCTACTGCACCCTTGGCAGTGGCCCGCGTGTGCAAGGTTCGTCGGTTGCTTCAAAGTCACAGCCGCAAACGGTCACGCCGCCCGCAGAACGCATACAGGCAAGGCGCGGACTTTGTGGCCTCAGATCGTGCGCTTTCCATGTGGACAGCCGCCGCACTTGACCGGCCAACCGCACGCAGTCCGGACAATGCTCTTTCTCTGGATTCACCACCCAGCGATACTTTGGATCCTCTTTTGACGCGAGTTGCCCCAGGTTGTACATTTCCTTGTAGCGCGCCACCCACAGATCGATCCGGTTGAACAGTGGAGCGAGCTTGCCGCCGCGCTCCTTACTGCCTGCGATGATCGCATTGATAAAGCCGTCGATGAAGCGCATCTCGCCGGCTGTGCGGCTCATCCGCTCCGCGCGCTCGTTCCCGGTCAGTTCTATCGGGTTGACGCCCGCCTCCGCTGCTCCATCGTTGTACGCTTTGATGAACGATCGCCGGATTGCAACCTCGAACATCTGCCAGCAATCAAACTCATCGATCGCGCCAGACCAGAGGCCGCGTACCGCAGCGCGCAATTCAGAGCGATATTGCCGGATCCCCGCATCCAGGGTCCCGGCCCGCTCTTGGAGGTCTACACCCCTTTCCACTGAACAACGCCTTCCAACAGATAACTGGCAATCTCGTGCGCAAGCGAATGCGCAACCTGGACAACAATCTCGTGCTCAAATGAGTAGACGCCGATCATTTCGTCCGAGATGTTCAGTTGGAACGTCCCTGCCTCATCCATCAAGTCAAACGCGCCTGTGTAGCTGTGGCTCCAATGCTTGGGATCAAACGCATAGGTCCAGGTGATCTTGGGGAATGCTTCTTGTAGCTTTTTCCGCAAGCGATAGCCGCGCTCTCTAGGTTTCCCGTATGGATCGTAAGACATGTCAGCCCTTTCTACTGCTCTGCGTTTTCCGTATACACCGCTACAGCAGCCTCAAGCAAGGCTTCAAAGTCGATCTCTCCCCGCTCATAGTGACCTGCTGCAAGGCGCAACACTTCCTTTGTGGGTTCTTCGTCAGGCACAGAGAGTGGTTTAACGCTCTCTGTGGGCACGGCGTATTTTTCCGATAGCTCGGCCCACCCTGGAAAGTTTTGCAACTCTAGCAATTCTCCCAACGGTATCTCTATTACTGCCATCAGACCTCTCCTAGATCCATACGGGCTAGTTCAGTATATGGTGGCCGGTCTGCCTTGATTATCTGAACGATCGTATCATCAGGGAAACCAACAGAGCGCATCGTTGCCGCAGCGCGAAAGGCTAAATCCCAATCCTCAGCCGCGTCTCTCGCTCTATGTCGTCCTGAATACACCCTTAACTTTGTCTTTTCAGACGGCGTCCAGGCGTAGTCTGTGCCCATCTTGACAAAATCATCATACGCCTGTCTCGGCGCATATCGTTGAATAATTCCGGCATGGCTTTCCCCGGTTCCTGCAACCAGAGTGTTTGTTCTCGGATTGTACGCAAACCGAAAAGCTCTCCTGTTCCTGCCTTTCTCTTTAGCCTGATACAGTTCCCCGCCAGGTGGAAGATCTAGGTCTTTGATGTTCGCTGCTGGCATCAAGCGGGCTAACACCTTCCCGGCTTGGCTTTCCTTTTTCCCCTGACTTCCCTTGCCGTGTGTCCCGCCTTTGTCTGGACCAAACCAACCTGACCCTTTACCGCCTTCCTCGACCGTATCTTGGTCAGGTTCTTCCTCTGGTTCTTCTGTATCAGGTTCAGGTGTAGGCGTTGGGGGCGCGGGCGGCTCTTCAAAGTCAAGCAGGTCCGAAATGTCACTCGCCCCGATCGCTTGCATCACCGGGCGCAGCAGAGCAGAAAACATCTCGCGCGCGTCTGCTGCTCCAATAACACTTGCCCCTACGGATTGCGTGATCGACTGCATCAGAGCCGTGGTAGGGCCGACCATCTCTGGAAAGTCAGGCAACCCGTAAGAGTCGATCGAGACCGTCGTCTCGATGTCTGTCGACATGCCAGCGTAGCCCAACACGATCTTGAACATGGTTCTGAATTGTGACGACCAAAACCGCTGGTACCAGGAAAAGATAAACGCCTGTACGCGGTCCATCGTCAGGGCCGTAGCGTAGCGTGCCACGTCCAACCCGGCTGTGGCCGGGAACAAGCCGCCGCCCAACAAAGCCGCCCAAGCCAGCGTTTTGTTGTCCCGGTCTGTGTCGCCCGCAGCCGTCGAAAGGGGTAATTCCTCGGTCTGTACACTTTGGTTCTCGACGTGCCAGGATGCGCCAGGTACGGGCGCGGGGTTCGTCTCTAGCCGGTTGCTGCTCGTCAAGGTAGAGCGAACGGTGTCTAACACAGAGTTGACAGCGCGAGACCCGCCTTGCACTCTCGACCGGCGTACAAACTGCGAGACGGCAAGCACCTTGGAGAGCGTAGCCTGGATGAACTGTTTGTGCCCGCGTTGGTAGGGCATCGAGACCGTGGACAGCGGCCAGCCCCACGGATCGCCGCGAACCTTGCAGTTGTGCGCGATGTGGAGCACGCACACGCGCGTGGTCGCAGCGTCCCCCAGATCCGCGTCCTGCTGTACGAGGTCTGCTCGTTCTGCATTTTGCGGTACAAGGTTGCGATCCAGCGCCACCATCCAAGCGCGCTCTAGCTCGTCGCCATCGAAAAAGATAGACCAGTCGGGGTAATAGAGCGTCCGGGATCCGGCAACCGAGCCAGCCTCAAGGTATTCCCGCTTGTAAAACCACGCTTGCCGTTTGTCCGATGGACTGCGAATGATGTCTGCAATCTCATCCGGGTCGATGTCCCTGACCGTCGCCTCTCCGTCAACCGGGGATGCGTAAAAGGCCAGGAACAGGTTGCCGTAGTTCAAAAGGTCGAAAGAGAGATTGTGTAAACGCGCATCACTCAAGAGAGCAGCGTTGCGATCCGCCTTCCAAAACTCGTCCCACTGCGCTTGAGCCGCCGCATCCTCTGTGACCAAGGACACACCCTGTCCAAGTCCCTCTGCCGTCCACGTCCATTTTACCCACTGGTCTAACGGCGACGATCGCCACGCGCGGCACGATGCTTTGATCATCGTCTGCCGTTCCTGCGTGGTGTCCGTCTTGCCGGGATCGCCTATGCGGTCCCAATAGGCAGTGTCTACAATAAGATCAATGTAGTTGGGATCGTACTCTGCAAGCTGCCGGAAAAGCTCTTCTGGGGGCGCTACGAGCCCGGCTGATTCTACAAGCGCAGTAGCCAGAGCAACGCGCATATCCCCGCCTGGTACGACTCTCATCCTATCCCCTTTGGCCTATCTGCTCAGCGGTCAAGCCCCGCTCGACATAGACCCACTCGTCAGCCTTAAAGAGAGCCACGTGTACAAACCTGTTGTACACGTGTAGATAGCCTTTCCGGTCCACCCTGAAATGCGTGCCTTCCAGAGCCTCAAACATCCCATCGGTCCGCTCTATCCCAAAAGCCACTGGTTTTTTCCAAAATTCAAACACAAACATTGGTCAACCTTTCTGCTCCATACCAGTATACCACAAAACCAACGCCCGGTGCAAGGGGCAAATATCCCAAGGAGCCCGGTGAAAACCCTGAAAATGGCGTACCACGAAAGAAAACGCCGCTTACTAGTACCAGAGTACTAGTCGATCGTTTTAGATCCATTATAATATATTCTTATGGATCTAAAACTAAGCGATAGTACTCCAGTACTATAGGGCGTCGTTTCTTTCGTGGTACCAAGGCGTCAGAACACCAGCCCTAAGTCCGGTAGGCGATCAAGTACCTCGTCCTGCTCTTGCCCCATTTTGGCGATGACGTTCGCTCCATAAATCGCCAGCGCCCACGCCCAAAACTTGTCCGCGTGATGCTTGGCTGATGCCTCTACATCAAAGCGATTGACCACCGGGCCGGGCAGCTTGCGGATCGAGTGGATCTGGTAGATCAAGTCTCGGATCGCAGGGATGTGAACCGTCCGATTCTCCGCTTGGATGCGCGTCTCAACTGCCAAGAGCTCCTTGGTCTGCGCCGTGAAATAGACGCCCACAGCCTTGCCGCTTTGTTCTAGCGTCTCGGACAACTGCATCCCGATGCCGGTCATATCGACCAACACGAGCGTGAATGGCAGGGATTGGATGATGTGCCAGAGTAGCGCTTGCTGCTTACGAAACTCGACATTGTTCAGAGAGATGATCCACCGGCAAGGCAGCAGCCCACCGGATGACTTGCCAATGATGATAAACTCGGTCAGGTCCTTGACACGCCCCACGTCAATTCCACCGCAGAATACGTGTTCAATCTGACCTGCTCTAATCGCGGCTTGAAACTCGACCAGGTGTTTCAATGCCTCATCGACAGTTTGCGAGTGCCAGCATTGTAGGTTGTTTCTCTGGATGCCCTCGATCATACTCCAAGAGATCCAGGCTACTTGTTCGTCTACCCAATCGCACTCAAACTCTTGCTGAAAGTCCTCAATAAAGTTGTTCTCGTACTGGACGATCAGCGCCTTGGTCCCAAAGGCGTACACCCGCTCTTCTGTGAGCATCTTCGGGGCCAGCTTGCGCGCGGTCTCGATGTCCTTGCACAGAGCGCGAGAGTGCCACCAGGGGACCAAGCGACGGTACCCATCGTACCCCGGCCACTTGCGCAGCGTTTGGGTGAATATCTCCCAAAAGAGACCGGCTGCTCCTAGAGGGCTTGATCCGATGCGAATGTAGCCATCCCCGCGAACAGTTGCCGGGAGAGCACCCGTATAGATGGGCTGTGTCAGGCTCCCTTGATAGTGCGCCATCTCATCTAAGTAGATGCGGGCTCTAGCTTTACCACGTGGCGGGCGGCAGGGGTGAGAGAGATACCGAGATCCATTCTCAAAGGCGATTGAGAACGTGGCGTCTTGTGTCAGGTTGGGGCGGTACTTGGGGCGAATCGCTGCAACGATATCTCTCGTGTAGCGAATCTTTTCCGCTGCCTCTTCTTGGTTGATGGACACGAACAGGTGCGGGGTGTTGGGGTGTGCGATGCCATCACAGACAGCATCCATTGCAGCGGTGAAAGACCAGCCGATCTGTCGGCTCTTGTCCGTGATGTCAAAAGGAGATGCGTTGTTCAGCATCTCCATCTGGTAACGCTCCCACCGGGCTTTTTCGTCCCCTGTGGCGGCTTGCAGGTCTATGTGCTTTGAGGCAAAATAGGCTTTTCCTGTCGTTGGTTTCATTGGTTGTGCGCAATACTCAATTCAGACTGGACAAACTCTGTTTTTGGTCTGTAGCTGTCTATCCACTCAGACCAGGGTATACTTGTGTTTCGGTTATGACCCCAATATCGTTTATACGCTACAAGTTGCCAATTTGTCCAGCTTGGATCAACATACTCGTTTAGCTTTTTTGCCCCCAACGGCTGATATCTCATCGGAACAACATACGATCCAAGCATCTTGCAAACAGTGCGCATCCTATACAGAGCATCTTCTGGCGTGTCTCGAAATCCTATCAGCACATATACTGAGATTGTACGTTTGGGGATGCCAGCAGCGCGCAACGTTTCCCATGCGCGCATAAACTCGGATTCTGTACGAACGTCATCCCAAGCCAGCCGAACAAAACACATATCAAGCTCGGCTATACGACCAGCATGGTGTTTGGTTAGAAGTCGTGCATCTAACCCTTGATTAAAGTCTACGCCCTGAACGTTGGCCGCTTTCAGATTGTCGATCACGCGGTCAAAATGGGAGAGCGAACACGCCAGCAGGTTGTTGTCACAAATCACCGGCTTGGGTTCCCAGTCGGTCAACTCTCGCAACTTTCCCTCGATCTTGGGAACTGCGCAAGAGGCGCACGTGCGAATACAGCCACGGCTCGTGAATGTAGCCTTCGGGTTATGGCGCGTCAGAGCATTTACAGCGCCGCCTAACTCTGCCACATCGGACAATGCGCTAGGATTCAAGTCAACTGCTGGACCGCCAGCGCGAACAAGATAGCCTTGCCCTTGGTAGTAGAGCGCGATTTTGCGCGCTTTGTGCAGGTCCCACGAGAACACGCAAGAGATGTATGCCGTTCTGTTTTCTGTCCAGTGCGCAAAATGGTTCCACCCCATCATCACTCCCCTGCTCCATTTCCGTTGCTCTTGTCATCGACCACAACATTGTCTACCAGGATGTCCGATTCTTCTGGCTCTTCCGTCCAGTCTTGAAGGTTGCGCTTGGCGATCTCGTCCCAATCCGTTCCTGCTTCTCCGATCTCCAAGCGTAGGGGCATCCCACGTTCAAGTACACGAACACGCATTTCAGCGCACCGGGCGATCGCGTTCCACCACCTAATGTCACCGTGCCCCTCGTCCTCAGTCTCGCGCATCATCGCTCTGGACGGCAGCGGATTCC